ACTGCCAGGTCCGCCCGTTCAAGAACCCCCTCGGCGACGATTTTGACCAATACAAAGCCGACGTGCATCACAAGACGTGGGCCGCGACTCACCGCTGGTCCGACGCGGCTCTTTTCATGAACTTCCTCACGGACGTTCAGAAGGTCGATGGTTCGGCCAAAAAGAAGGGCATCGGAGGCACAACGCGGATGCTCTACACCGAGCGCCGTGACGCCTTCGACGCCAAGAACCGGTTCGGAATGCCGGAAATGATCCAGCTTCCGGACGATCCCAATCAGATGTGGGCAACCGTCGATTACTACATGACAGCCAACAAAAAGGAGAACCAATAATGGCCCAGATAGCCCCAGGCGAGTATTTCGGAACGGTCAAGACCATCGGGCTCGCGGAAGGTCGCACAGCCCCCTATCTCTTCGCAGAGGTCGAGATCACGCACATGGCCGTGAATGGTGGCTGGGTGCCGGCAGAAGCCGTTACCCGCACCCTCAAGTTCAGTTTCTCAGAAGCGGCCTACGAATACACCCAAAGGAAACTGAAGTTCCTTGGTTTCACCGGTAATTTTCAAAACCCGGCGTTTTCTGACGAGATCGCGAGCAACGGGGTGCATGTCAAATGCGAGCACCAAGGGAAGGACGGCAAGGTCTATGAGCAGTGGGACTTGGCCAACTGGGGCAGCGTGGAACGCAAAGCGGTGACCCAAGAAGCGGTAGCCAAGCTGACGGCGCGCTGGGGTCAAGACCAGAAGACGGCTGCGCCGCCCGTTGGCCAGCCCGCCCCCCCGGCCGCGGCGAGTTCTGCGCCCCCAGCGCCCCCAGTGCCGGCGACCGATCCTGACGGGCCGCCTCTCAGCGAAGACGACATCCCGTTCTAACAACGGCTGGCTCTTCTGGGCCGAACAACAAGGAGACGACACGTGCGAATCACCAAGGTGAAAGACGATACGGACAAGGTCGTGATCCAGTACGAACACGAGGCGCCCAACGGCCGGCGCGACAAGCACACGCTTGAGTGTGCCGAGGCCCCAACGCCTGAACTGAGAGACGCCCTGCAAGCCTTGGCACCTCACGTCGTGGACATCTGCGAACTGCCCGAAGAGTACGCGAACCGCCTGAGTATCCGAGGCGTTGCGTTCTCGTACGGAGGGGAGCTCGAAACCATGGGCGCAACAATCACGGCGCTTGCCAAGCTCGCGACGAGCAACGCGCCGCTCGTACTCAACACACCCCACAAGCCCTCCGACTCCTATGCGGAAGGCGGGGACACCACGATGTGCCTGTCGAGCGATTGCATCACGGCTCTGACTGTCTTGCAGGAGCAAGCCATCGGATACGTCAACGGCAACCGCACCCAGTTGGAGTTTGACATGTCGGGCGGGGCCGAGACGAAGAAGGCCGCGTAGCGAGTGGCGTGACAGTTGAATCTTGCCCGTGCGGCGGATGGTGTGCGAAGGAAATGCGCGCGTGAACCGCAAGAGAAGGGTTGCGCGGAAAGTCGCACTGACCGCCCACGGGCCTTAGCTGAATCAGTTTTGCCCGTGCGTATCCGACGCGGAGGACTGAACCACATGCTATAGGCAACGGTTGGTATACGGCGAAGGTCGCTACTGAGTCAATCCAGCCACGGGCACATTTGAATCGCTTTCATACCATACAGGCAGCAGCCCTGACTGAAGGGAGGCACGTCATGAAGCGTTAGCAGCACGGCCTGACAATTTGATGTTGACGCGCGGCGGGCGTCACTAGGATGACCCGCCGCGCGTTCGGAAAACGGAACGAGGAGATCGAATCATGGTTCCAGACGAGACGGATGAGTGACGCGACCATCGAACTAATCGCGCACGTGTGCCACGAAGCCATCCGCGCCTACCGCTACCACGCTGACACAGGGCCGTCATGGGAAGACGCAACGGAGCAGTGGCGGCAAGACCTAACCGATCAGGTGTTCCGCACGATCGAATACCCAGACTCCGAAGCTGCGGACATGTTCGAGCCGGTGGGTGATTTCCACGAGCACGGACTGATGCAGGCAATCGCCCTGGAGCTATGGGAAAACGCGCCTGCGATGCGTGACGAGCAGCTTGAGTTGGACTGCGCGGTGCCCGCCGCCGAACTCGAAGGAGTCCCCGCATGATCTACCTACTGTCCCTCGTAGCCCTCACCCCGCTCGTGTTGTTGGCCACGCCACGGGTACGTGTGGCGTGCCTGCATTGGCGGGTCCGCCGGCGCACGGACGCGCTGTTGGCCGACGTGTACGGCGCGGACTGGAAGACGCGGGGAGGTGACGCATGAAAACCCGCCGTCTACTTTGCAACGCTGAGCAGGTGCGCGCCTTCGAGCGCGGGGCTACGCGGTTCGTGAGGCCGGTGAAGCCGCAGCCGTATTGGATTGAGCACTCTGGTAGATGGTGTTGGCCTATCCCTAAGCGAGCGCGGAAACATGGATGTGCTCCGGAATGCGTTACTGCCAGTCGAGAATGGCACGCATACATGCCGAGCGGATGTTGCCCCTACGGCGTCCCCGGCGACCGGCTGTGGATCGCGGAGACGTTTCAGCCGCTTTGGTTTGATGAGGACATCGAGGCGACCCGTGACTACAAGACGGGCGAAGGCTACGAGATAAGCTATCCCGCCACAGATGGCATACAGGACTGGCATGATTTTGCAACCGATTCACTATCGACGGCCTGTAAGCCCTCGACCAACATGCCGCGCTGGGCGTCGCGGTCAATGCAGTTGCCCGGTTGGATGCCCGAAGTCGTGGACGTGGCTGTGTGCCGCTTGCGCGACATAGACGAAGAATCCGCGCGGATGAGCCCGGGCATCGGGCTTGGCGATTGGGTCTGGGCCGTGACGTTTCGGAGGACTGACGCATGAGCACATGTGCTAGGTGCGGTGAAAAGTGCCACGCGGGAAACTATTTTTGCGAATCTTGCGCATCGGAGGACGCCAAACTTGAGCAAGCCCAGCAGGCGGTCCAGGACGCGCTTGTGGCGGTGGGTGGGGCGGCGAAGGAGTTTACGGACGACGCGCTAATTAAGACGCCCTCGTTGTTGCATCGTGGATACTCTGTACTATGTACTCGTATTAGATCATTACTCGCCGCCGAGCAACGCCTGGCCGAGGTGAGGGGAGAGGGGGCAGACCATGCCTGAGACGACACCTGAACAAGAAAAGTTGCCAACACGAAAGTGTACAGGGTGCAAATTGACCTACGGCAAGATATGTTTTATTCCCAGCAGTGACCTGTGTGTTCATTGCAGAAATAGCGGAGGTGGAATATGACACCCACTAAGCGCGAGACCGAGACTGCGAGATTGCGTGCGATGATGGAGGCCGAGCGGGATGACTGGCGTAACCGTGTAATAGGGCTGGACAAAGCCTTAGTTATTGAGCGTCGAGTCAACGCAGAGATGCGGGATGCTTCCGCTCAACTCCAGACCCGCGTGGATGAACGGGAGGCCGAGCGAGACAAACTCCATACCCGCGTGGTAGAGATGGTACAAGCAACAAACGAAGAGTTTGAAATCTTGGCTGAACTTGGAGAGGCGGCGATGACTAAAGAGGAGATTGGCCTACTTGTCAAACATGGGCGCGACGGCCTGAAGTATGCGCGTCTTGAGACCGAGAACGTTGCGCTCAAGGCCCGCGTGGCTGAACTGGAAGGATTCAAGAGCCTCATCTCCGATGGAAAAATGGACTGCATCAGCGGTTCTTTTGTTTGGACACAGGCGGGCATCGATGAGTGTAAGCGCAAAGGCCAAGATATGTTCGACCGCTACAACCAAGAGGCGGGGTTATGAGTGAAGCCACGTGGACCTACGCGCGCATCGACCTTCCGGCGCACCTTCCGCGCGAGTTGGCGTTCCAACGATTCTTGACCGCGCCGGATGTCCCGCACCAACCCAAGGCAGACGGGCGATACGTTTGCCGATGGTGCCTGACCCCAATACCCCCGCCGTCTCGAAAGCGCGCGTGGTGCTCTAAGAAGTGCCTACACAGCTACATGGATCGGGCTTTTGTCCCGGCCCATCGAATTTGGGAGCGAGATCACGGGGTCTGCGCGGTGTGTGGAATTGACACCGACTTTCTCCAGACGTGGCGAAGGAAGATTGAGTGTACTCGATACACCGCGCATCTCCGCAACATAGATGTTGAGTGGGGGCCTTGGGCAACGTGCAATTACAAGCTCTGGGAAGCTGATCACATCGTGCCCGTCATCGAAGGCGGCGGATGTTGTGGCCTCGACAACTACCGGACCCTCTGCATCCCGTGCCACAAAGCCGACACCGCTGCGTTGGCCGCACGGCGAGCAAGAGCGAAGCGGCCACAGTTGGAGTTCGCGCGTGCTGGGTGCTACCAATGAAGCGCACAAAGAAAGAGCTGAGAGCGCAGCTTGCCCGCGCCAAAGAACTATGGCAGGAAGAAGTGACCCAAAGCGCGGTACTCCATGAGCTGGTGGAAAGCATGTCAAACAGCCTTGCCTTGGCCCAATATTCGGCGGCCCAATATCAGGTACTACTCAAGGCCGTGCTTGCGAACGGCGACGTGCCAGAGGAGCTTATTCAGAGGGCAGAATCTATAAACACCTGGCAGCATTCTGTGATTGAGGAGAGCGGCTAATGAACACAACAGCATTCGCGTTGTGGACCGTCGCCATGCTGATCGTGGGCGTCATCGTCGGCGTCTTCGCGGCGGCGCTGGGGCGGGCGGCCAGAGACGAAAAGGGAGCGACTTCATGACATTCGACGAACGCCTGCGGTATGAACTCCTTGCGCGCGGATGGAAGACAGGCAAGTTGAGATACCACCTCGTCTGCGCCGGTCTGATCGTTTCGCAGAACACGGTCAGGAACTGGGCCAAGGGTAAGAGCGTGCCTAAGCTCGAGCACGCGGTTTTCATCGCCCGCGTGCTCGAAACATCCCTGGATGCCCTGTGTGGGCTTGATGTGGAATCCGTGAGCCAGGACGCGGCCAAGCCCCCGGAATTGCCGTCAGGCTTCGGTTCCGCTCCGTTACCGCGACCCTGAGACCAACGAAAGGAGACACCATGCGCAGGCACATTGCACTTCTGGTAGTGCTCGCGGGATTGCTTGGGCTTACCCCGGCCGACCGCGTGCCGCTCGCCAAGTTTGAGCCAGCCGTCGTCAGCATTCTCGACACCGGCGCGAAGTATCAGCCATGGCTGTCAGGCTATTCTCCGCGCCATGTATCGATCAAAATATACGATAACATGCCGATCCTCGTGTCCGCCTACGCCGACGCCGTCCCCCCGGAACAGTTCGACGCCTTCCTGAAAACCACGATGACCGCCTATGCCGACGCTGTGCCACAGGAGCGCCTTGACGCGATTCTCAATCCCCTGGGGTATGTGAAGACCTCGAAGGGCGTAGCAATGGCGTCTGGCGCGTCCAAGGCCCAACGGTTGGAAGTGCGCGGACCTTTCGCCAATCTGTTCAAATCGCAGCCAGCCGCAACCAACGCGCAGCGGGCCATGCAGGAACTGGCGGCCATCGAGGCGGACCGGCTTACGGATGCGGCTATCGCGGCGGAGGTGGGCCATGAGTGACCTTGGCGTGACAATGCGCTTGCGCGCGTGGAGGAACTACAGGCGAGCAACGACGAACTCGCAATGTGCCTACAGAGGTCGGAACAGTGACCCGCCTCCGCCGACTAACCCTTGCGGCCGTTGCTATTTGATAATGCTGGAGACGAAATGACCACAATGCCGATGGAATCGCGGGCGGTGCCTCAACACCTACGCCGTGATCTGACTCGCACGAGCCGACTGTCCTCGTGTCTCAGTGATGGCTTCTGGGCCACGCAAGCCGTGAACGACGCGCTGTGGCATGAGCTACCGGAAGACGTTGGCCGCGGTCTTGTCCTTGGCGACTGCAAGCGGCTCTTGATCGGCTGGATTCGTGGACTCATGGCGGAAGTTCTAACTGAGCATCAACGCGAGTACGTCGAGCTGTACTATTTCCGTGGCCTCAGTTGTCGCGACATGGCCGTCGTCATGGGGGTGAACAAGTCAACGGCGAATCGTGGCGTCCAGAGGGGCGTTCGTACAATTCGGGACCGTTGGGACGCCCGCGATTGCCCAGCCGACGTAGCGATCGCGGCGATGGAATATACTGGCAGGAATGGATTCACCGAACACAGGGAGATTGCTCATGCAGGACCAGCTTGACCTCTGGCAGGAAGGCGATGCGGTCCTGGAAGCTCGGTTTCAGGAGTTCCACGCGGCCAACCCGCACGTCTACCGGGCGCTGCGTAGGCTGGCGCTCAGTGGGCACCGGCACGGCCTCGATCATGGCTCGATCAATCGCCTATTCGAGGTGCTCCGCTGGAAGCACGACCTCTGGACCCAAGGCGACGAGTTCAAGCTGAACAACTCATTCAGAGCGTTTTACGCCCGGCTGCTCATGGCATGCGAGCCCGAGCTGGCGGGATGGTTTGAGATTCGCGGGAGAGCGGCATGAAACAGTGGACGAAAGCATGACGCAGCGCATTTCCACAAAGCAGGACAACTACAAATGGATGCCCTTCTACCCTTCCGACTTCCTCGGGGACAAGGCCGTCAAGCGGTGCTCGTGGGAGTCCAAGGGCGTATGGATCTGCATGCTTTGTGCTGCGTGGGAAGAGAACCCGCGCGGCGTTCTCCCGGGCAATATCGACGAACTCGCCGACCTAATCGGTGGCCAGATTCCTGACGTGTCAAAGGCCGTGAAAGAGCTCGAATTCCGTGAAGTCTTCAGCCGAGGCGCCAAGATTGATAGTTCCCTTCCGGCCGACGCTATTGTGAGTCGCCGCATGTATCGGGACTGGAAAGCCGTTCAAGATAAAGCCGAAGCGGGGCGAATTGGGGGCGTGAAAAGTGGCCAAGTCAGACGTCTCAAAGCACCCCCAAAAGGGGGGTGTTCCAAAACGAAGCAGAACGAAGCAGACGCGAAGCAAACGGCAAGCAGAAATCCGAAGCAAACGCGAAGCACACAGAGCGGCGCTAAGTCCAGCGAGGACGGCGCTATACAAGATTCATCACGAAGCAGACGCGAAGCAGAAACCCGAAGCAGCCCTCTCTTTGAGAAGCTAGAAGCTAGATCTATAAGTGCAACTAAGCCGAGGATCTTAGGCGTAGATCCCCATGCGCCCCAAGCCCAGACCGAGCCCACGGCGGTGGGGAAAATCCTCGGCGAGATTGCTTTCGGCGGTTCGCAAGCGAACTCGGTTTCGGAACTACTTCGGCGGATTGACATCCAAACAGGGGACCGTCCCGAGTGGATGGCCTGGTTCAAAGACGCCCTGGACGTCATGGCCGGCAGCGGCGGGCTGGTCGAAGCCGAGGATCTCGTTCAGAAAGTCGAGGACTGTGCAGACCCGGCCACGAGGCAAGCCAAGGACTACGGGGAACTCAAAGCACCTGGAGGGTTCCTCGTGTCTCAATTTCTGAAATGGGGCAGACAGCACAAAGTCAAGATGCCCCAAACACCAAACCGGAAAGGAGCACAGGTCTCATGAGCGGCATTGAAGAGCGTGCCATGGACCACTTTCGCGCACGGCAGGAAGCGTTGCGCCTACACGATGAGCGGCACAATCGGTTCACTGAATATGGCGATGAGTACCAAGAGTGCACCAACGTCGAAGAGTTGGTAAATTCTAACCCCAGCTTTGCTGCGCTAGACGCCAAATATCAAGCGGCTCGACGAGAGCGGACCTTGACTTGGCGGCGTCTCCGGTATGCCGTTTTGGCTGTCATCGAAAAGGACGCCTCATGAGTTGCGTCGGCATCGACCCGGCGTATGCCAAGCCGGTGACGCTGGCGTGGTTGGCTGGCAGTAACGCAAGCGGTCCTGTTTGGATTTGCAGGGACTCAGATCCAAGAGACGAGCTATTTATGGGTGCGCTTGCTGGGCACTTGGCATACGCCAAATCACATGGCGCAACGTGCGTTGTCATCGAAGATGGCTTCGTCGGCAAGAACCCCAAGGTGGCTATGAAGTTGGCCGAGTGCCGAGGACGCATCTCCGGAACAATGACGGCCGCCGGCCTGCCCGTCCACCTCGTAGCCCCCGCCCGCTGGCAGGTCGACTGTCTCACCCAAGGCCGATGGCGCCCCAAGACCCATGCCGAAATCGTAGCCCAGGCCATCTTCCGTGCCAAAGCCGTCACCGGACAAGACCTCAAAGAAGACATGGCCGTAGCGGTCTGCCTTGCTGAGTGGGGCGATGCACACCCGGAGGTATTCGAGACGTGAGAGCGATTGTCCAGGTGAAATCGAATCGGCGTGAGGCACAGGTGATTGTCTGTACCGAACTCGAGGGGCGGGAAGGAACCGAGGTTAGCATGAACACAGCGCAAACGCGGGAGTTCATCGATGGCCTCGAACGTGCGCTCCGCAACCTGAATCCCGACGCGGCCAGGCAAGCTAAGCAGGCAGCCGCCAACTAGGAGTCCAAAAAGTGACGCAGCCCGGTACCGTTCTCCACCCTGAAGTCGTGGGTAGGCCAAGCAAATTGACCCCTGACGTCCAAGCGGTGCTGGCCAAGGCCGTTGGCGGGGGGCTGTCGCACTCTGAGGCGGCCCAGCAATTGGGCGTGTCCAGACGCACGGTGACTCGATGGATCGTACAAGCACAGCAAACGAAGTCAAGGCTCTGGTCCATGATCGTTGCCTGGTCACGAACCACACAGCGTCTGCCGCGGTCCCGGCCCTTGGCTCGTGCTCGATGCGAGCATCAGGTGCCCGCGGACGTTTTGGCGGCATTGTTCTACCAAGAACTCATGGAGACTATCCAGGATGGAAGGGTGCCGCTGGACGTGGCCACAAACGCCCTGGAGATGGCTCAAGACGAAGTGCGCGACAGGCTCGCCGAAGAGTCGCTGTCGTTCGTCAAGAACCCGTTGGCGCGCACGCATCCTGGCACGAGGGGACTGAGTGGGCTAGGCGATACCGAGAGCGAAGGCGAGGACGAGTTATGAGCCTGAATCCCAACAGAGACTGAACAACGATATGCCACAGAACCCAAATAGCCTAGAAAACCTCAAGAAGTTCAAGCCTGGGCAATCCGGAAACCCAAAAGGACGCCCCAAAGGCAGCAAGGACGGCGTTCGGGCTAGGCTGCATAAGCTGCTGAAAAAGGTTCCGCAGGAAGCTCTCGTTGAGCGCATTCGGGAAGCATTGAACGACGATGACGTATTGGTGAAGAACAATGCCGAGGCGGTGGCCTATGCGCTACTCATGGGCGCGCTGGCTGGACGCGCACCCATGATTCGCACGCTACTTGAGCAGACAGAAGTGCCGCTGCCTCAATTGCACGACGTGAACCACTCCGGCGGGACGGATGACACGCTGACCGTCAAGATGCCGGAGGGCTGGGGCGAAGACGGCGAACCAGAGGAAAGCAACGCAACGAGCGAGGGGAACGACTGATGAAAGAGCTTACACACGAATACATTGAGGAACTGCGCACGAGACTGAAACATGCCGGGCTCAAAGGTGAGCCTTATCCAGATGAGCGATACGACGACTTCACGGTTGAGGACTACGTCAACATCGAAGACGACAACGGCATCTGGTGTTCATGTGGACGCGCCGGAGACAACCGAGCGTGGGCTCTTGCGGAAGTGTTTTGCGCCTTCGACCCGCTCGCTACCGAGTTAGAGGCGCTACGTGCCCGCGTCGCCGAGCTCGAAGCGGGGGCAGAGTCATGAGCATGCGAACTGAGGGATACCCGATAGGCGAATGGGTGCGATTCTCTGACGACGGCCGTTTTCGAGTGGGTCAGATCAGTGCGGTGTACTTCGAGGACGAAGAGCAGGACACGATGTGGGGCGTTCGGTTCCCGGGGTACGAGGCTGATGTGCATCCGGACCGGGCGGAGCTCGTGTCCATCGAGACTGTCGCGGCCAAGGCCGAGCGTGAGGCCAACACCGCGCTCCTTGTCGCGAGGGTCGAGGAGTATGGAGAGGCGTGCAGAATCGCCACGTACGAAGTCGCCCACTTGCGCGATTACTGTGGCGATATCCAGCCGCTGCCATACCCGCCACCCGACAAGTACGTTGCGCTCCTTGAGAAGCACCTCGGCGTAGTCAGCGTACAAGGACACGTCGATCAGCTTCGCGCTGAACGGGCCGAGGCTCGCTTACACCATGCCGTATGCTCGCTGTGCGGTGACGTGCTCATCTACGAGGACGGCAACCTGTTCTGCGAGGCCTGCCAGGAGAGCATCAAGGCGCCAGACCCCGAGGCCGAGGCGGCGAATGCGAGAGGCAAGACAACGGGTTGCGCGCCTCAAGAGCCAAGCACATGTCCACCACCACCGTTGACCTGACCGGCTTGCCCAAAGTCGTCAACCGGGCTTTCTACCCCCTGCTATGGGATAAGCATCGCTGGCTCGTGCTCATGGGCGGCGCCGGGTCGGGCAAGTCCGTTTTCTGCGTTCAAAAGCTCTTAGCCAGGATCGCGATAGAGCCCCGGCACAAGTTCTGCGTGCTCCGCAAGGTCTCCAAGAGCAACCGCGTTTCCACATGGACGGAGTTTCAGAACACGATATCGCAATGGGGATGGTCGAAGCATTTTGCGATGAACAAGACGGACATGACCCTGACCTTTCTCCCAAACGGGAATCAGATCATCTTCGGCGGGCTCGATGATTCAGAGAAGATCAAGTCCATCTCGTCAATCACGGGCATCTGGGTGGAAGAAGCCACGGAAACGATTATCGACGATCTGAACCAGGTCAGTCTGCGCCTACGCGCCAGCGGCCACTACAATCAGATCATGCTCAGCTTCAACCCCATCTCGGCTATGCACTGGCTGAAAGGGCGGTTCTTTGACAAGCCGGATCCAACCGTGCGCACCGTCCGGACTACGTATCGGGACAATCGGTTCCTGCCTGCGGATTACGTGGCAGAGCTGGAGGGGCTGAAAGAACGCGATCCCGGCCTGTGGCGCATCTACGCCGAGGGCGAATGGGGAATCCTGAAGGGTCTCATCTACAAGCCCTTCCCCATTCTGGAACAATGGCCGGAATCGTTCCACGACCGGTTCTATGGCCTGGACTTCGGATTCAATCACCCGATGGCCCTTGTCGAGATAGGCGAGCGGGACGACGAATACTTCCCGACAGAGCTTGTCTACCAGTCCGGCATGATCACTGCGGACCTCATTGTCCGGATGGTCGAACTGGACGTGTCAAAGACCTTGCCCATCTACGCCGATGCCTCCGAACCGGACCGAATCGAGGAGATCTGCCAAGCCGGGTTCAACTGCATTCCAGCCGACAAAGGCCCCGGTTCCGTCCGTGCGGGCATCGACTTTGTGAAGTCCAAGGCCATCTACACCAACGCGGGCAACTCGAACCTGAACAAAGAGCTTGCCACGTACAAATGGGCCGAGGACAAGAACGGCGTCGTGCTGGAAGAGCCCGTCAAGTTCAACGATCACCTCGTTGACGCCCTCCGCTACGCCATGCACACCCACCTGCGCCGGCCACAGTTTGCCACCGAAGGCAACGCCCTGGCAGGCGTCGGGATCTTCGGAGCCTAACCCCCTTCCATTTGGCCGGTACCGTTCCCTCACATGATGGCATGGGAATTGACCTGGCCAGAAAGCACGCGGACTACACGGCCACAGAAGCCGAGCGTGTGAAGGGTATCAACCTCTACGACGGGGAGCGCGCCGTCCACGCGAAGGGCTCGGCCTACCTGCATCAAGGCGAGAACGAATCCACGGGTGATTTCAACAACCGCCTTGCCCGTGCGGTCCTCGATCCCTACGTCAAGAAGATCGTCACGGCCCGGCAAGCCGTGCTCTTTGGCAAGTCTCCTACGCGTGAACTGACCGGCGTCTTGAAAGACTTCGAGTTGGACATCGACCGAAAGGGCACGGACGCGGCCACGTTCTTTGTCGAGGCGGCGCGCAGGGCTCAGGTGGCGGGTATCCATTGGGTGGCGGCGGATATGCCAGCGGAGCCGGAAGGCGGATTCAAGAGCAAGGCAGAAGAGCAGGCCGCCAACCACCGCGTGTTCATGGAGCACGTCGAAGGCGCGGCGGTCATCGACTGGGAAGTAGGGGACGATCTCGCGCTCAATTGGGCCGTAGTCCACCAGACGCACACCGAACTGCGCGAAACGGCCGGCGTCGAACCCAAAAGCAAGAACCAGTGGAAGGTCTGGTATCGGGACCATTGGGTACTTTGGGAAGCAAGAACCAATCAGGCAGACAAGAGCAAGGTTCCCGACCCCTATGTCGTTGTCGGTGAAGGGCCCAACCCCTGCAACGCCGTCCCGCTCGTGCCATTTCTCGGGGTACGTCATACCGACTTCTCCGGCTGGCCAGTGGCGATGGACGTCTTTGGCCACGTGCTGGCCATCTACAACAAGCAGTCCGACCGGGACTGGTTCGAGCGGCTTTCCGCGCATCCCATCCCGTACTTCATTACCCCCAAAAAGCCAGTAAAGATGGACACGGGGAAGGGTGTCTGGATCGAGACCGCACCTGGCGTTTCGTGCGACCTCGGCTATATGGAGCCCACCGGGTCTGCGTTTGCCTCGGCCAACGAAACCATCGAAGCCTACCAGGCCAAGATCTACCGCATCGCCCTTGCCCAGGCCCAGAAAGAGACGGCCCAGGTCCAGAGCGGCGATTCCCAACGCGAGGACCGGAAGCAGTTCACCACGTCCCTGACCGCGGACTCCGAACGGTACGAGGCGAACGAACACCATTGCTGGGATCTGGCGAAGGCATGGAGCGGGGACAAGACCAGCAAAGCCACAGCCGAATACAACCGCGATTTCGACGACGCAATGATCGACGCGGCGCTGATTTCCGCGCTTTCCTCCCTAGTCGACCTCGAGATCCTGACCCGCAAGACCGTGGCCAAAGCCGTGGCCGAAAGCGGGCTCGTGGACATCGAGGACATCGACAAGGAACTTGCGGATGCCAAGGAACAGGCCGCCGAACGAAACCAAGCAAACACCGTAGCCGCTCTGGACCGTATCCGGAACGGCTCGGCTGATGAAGGACCGAGTGATGAGGACTGACGGGTACGGCTTCGGCTGGACATCCCAAAACCGCCAATCCTCGGCAAGCGATGCCCACTCGATCCACACCCTTACGCAGGGGGACATCTGCGGGGGACACGGGCCATCCCATGGAAACCCGTCACGCCAACGGGCGGCGCAAGCCCGGACACGAGGGACAAACGATGCCTGAATGCACGATGAACGAACAAGGTCAACTGGTAGACGGCGACGGCAAGGCCGTAGAAATCAACGGCGAAGCCATCACGGTCACGGGCGCCAAGCGCCAAGAAGAAATCGATGCCACGTTCACCCGCGAAAAGCAGGCGCACAAGGCGAAGCTCGACGCTTTGAACCAGAGAATCAAGACGCTGGAAGGCCAAGCGGAGAAGACCGGCGAGGTCGAGAGACTGTTGGCCGACATGCGTCTAGAAAAGACCGCGCTTGAAGCGCAACTCTCCGATGCGGAGAAGAACGCCGAAAGCAAGGTGGCAACCCAAATCGAGACGGCCCGAACAGAGGCCAGCGAGGCCAAGGCCGCGCTCGAAGCGGAGAAAGCCGCCCGCGTTCACGACCAGGTATCGGCGGACATTCTGTCCAACGCTCAAGGCCGGTTTAACAACCCGGGCCTCGACATTGTCCCTCACCTACTCGCAGCCCACAAGCGCGAGCCCCTCAAGGACGAACAGGGCAAAGACACAGGCAAGTACGTGGATACCTTCGAGCTGACCTTTGAGAAGGACGGCAAGCAGGTAACCGAACATCTGCCCGTGGACAAGGCCTTGGATGTGTGGGGGCAACAAAACCCCCACCACGTCTGCGCAAGCGGCCGCAACGGTTCCGGCGGTGGCGACTACAGCAACCGGAGCAAGGACGGCAAGCAGGAGGGGTTCGCCTATTCCTCCACGTAGGAGATAGGACACCAGAACCATGGCAACGGCAACCACGGCACCAACCCTACTCGAACTGGCTCATCGCACGAACGATGGCAACGTCATCCAGATTGCGGAGATCCTGAACCAGACGAATCCTATCCTGGCGGATGTTCCCATCCGCCAGAGCAACAACGACACCGTCGAGAAAATCGCCCGGCGCGTGGCGCTACCCACCGGAGCGTTCCGAAGCATCAATCAGGGTGTGTCTGTCGAAGCAAGTCAGACCGAGTCCGTGAATGAAGCCATCGGCATGCTCGAAGCTCGCAGCGAACAAGACGCGGATCTCGTGCGAACGAGCCCGAATCCCCCTGCGTTCCGCGACTCCGAAGACATCGCCTTTGTGGAAGGGCTTGGCCAGACGATGGCATCGGCGATCTTCTACGGCAACCTTGCCGTGGACCCCGAGAAGTTCAACGGCCTGGCCATACGCCAGCCCAGCATCCTTGCCGACTACGTCTATGACGGCGGCGGCTCGGGTTCCGATTGCACGAGCGTCTATGCCGTGAAATGGGGTTTCCAGTACGTCTATGGCGTAACCCCGCGCAGCGGCAATCCGGCTGGCCTGTCCATGGCGGACCTCGGCGAGCAGACCGTTCTCGATGCGGACAGCAAGAAGTTCCAGGCCCTCGTTTCCCTGTTCCAGTGGAAGCTCGGCCTGGCCGTCAAAGACCCGCGCGCCCTCAAGCGGATCGCCAACATCGAGACGACCGGTTCCACCAACATCTTCGACGAGGATCTCCTCATCGAGGCGCTGAACGACATGCCGGGTGACGACAGCAACATCGTGATCTACGTCAACGGCACGATCAAAACGCAGATGGATATCGCGGCCAAGGGCCACGCGAACATCGACTATACCCTCGGCGAGTACGGCGGCCGGAGCACCACGTTCTTCCGTGGCGTGCCTGTCCGGAAGGTTTCGGCAATCCTGAACACCGAGGACGCCATCACCGCATAGGTGATAGCGGGCCAAACGCACCAAGAAAGGACAGAACCATGATCGACTATACCCTTGAACTATCGGACGCTCAGGCCGTAACCGCGTCGGCCGAATCCACCAACAGCATCGACCTCGGAGCCGGAATTCCGGATCTCGGGGGCGGTGCCGACGTGTTCCTGGTAGTCGATGTGTCGACGGCCTTTGCCACATGCGACAGCATCACGGTCAGTTTGCAGGATTCCGCGAACGATTCGTCTTTCGCGGCCATCGCATCCGGACCCACCGTGCTTGTGGCGGCCGCCATCATCGGCAAACGGCTTGCGCTGATTGCCGTGCCCCAGGAGAACCGCCGGTATCTCCGTGCGTACTTCACCATCGCGGGAAGCAGCGCGACGGCAGGCGCAGTCAATGCGTACCTGACGACGAAGCCGCCCACCGCGTAGAAAGACTAGGGAGGGGCGTTCGGTCCTGGTGATCGGGCGTCCCTCCCCAAAACTGCAATGAGGGGAAACCGGCATGAAGCTATGGACGTGCATCAGGAAGTGTTACTTCAAGGGGCGAATGTACGCCCCTGGGGAAACCTATGAAGGCGACGAAGCAAACCAACATTTCCAGTTTGCCTCGCATGGCCCGATGACCCTGCTGGTATTCACGACCGGCCAGAACGAAAACGCCCTCGACGAAAGCACTATCGGCATTGAAGCGGCTGGGCACAGGCTCGAAGGGTTCAATCCGGCCAATTTCAAGGGACATATCGAGAAATGCGACGCCGTGCTCATTCAGGCGGGCACGGCCAACTACGCACAGATCCTCGCGGCCTACCAAGGCGCCGGCAAACCGATCTACATCCTGGCCTCGATCAACGTGGACTACCCCACGGCCTACCCTGTGGCCGCCATCCTGCCCAACACGGCCGAACGGGCCTCAACGTGGAATTTCGTAGGCGCGCCGTTGCCCAACGCCCACAAGGGCGACGTTGGCGGCCTTATGTGCTGGTTCGTCCCGACGATGGCCGCCACAAACGCGGCCCAAGGCGACGTGCCAAAACCGATACGCAACAACGTGCTACGCGGCCTGGACTCTGTTTTTGCCCCTCGCGCCTTCAGGGAGGCTTCCCGTGTTGTGTGTGTCGGCGGGGGGCCTTCCCTGTCGGCGTTTAGGTGGGGCTTGCTCAAAGGCGAGGTCGTGATCGGCGTGAACCGGGCCTACGAGAAAGAACACGTGGGCATGATGATCACCATGGATGACCGCTTCTGCCGATGGGCGGCATCCGGGCGCCTACCGGCCACGAAGGAAGGCGACGATCCGCAAAAGGCGTGGCAAGACTATCCCGGCTACAAGATTCTGACCCGGCTCGAAGCGGGCCGCGCCTGGCAAGACGTGGTGTTCGTGCCCCGCGGGAAAGACCTCGATCCCGTACCTCCGCAGATGGATCGGTTCCCGAGTGGACATAACTCCGGTTATTACGCCCTGTTGACCGCATGGGCGCTCGGGGCGAAGGAAATCATCCTGCTCGGCTATGACATGGGTGGCACCACAGACGATGCGTCCGGCTGGTGTCATGCCGGATACCCGATGCAGAACGCGGCGGGAGACTTTGGCAAGTTCCGGCGCGACTTCCAGCGCATTGCCCCGGCCCTGAAAGCCGATGGCGTACGCGTCGTGGTGTACGGCGATTCCGCGCTTGAGTGCTTCGAGAAGAAGCCGCTCGCAGCCGCCCGTAAACGCCTTGGCCGGACCAAGGCCGCCATGCCCGTCATTGCGACCATGTACACGAATGACAGCTACTTGGCCGAGGTCAAGGCGATGACCCGGACGGCGCTTGCGTTCGGGCTCGATGTCCGGCCAATGCAGGCCACAGACCTGGGCACGTGGACAAAGAACGTGCGCCAGAAGGTCGGCGTGATTCGCAAAGCCCTGCAAGAACAGGCCGCCGACGAGCGCCCCATGGCGTTCATCGATGCGGACGCGCGGTTCCGGGCTTACCCGGCGCTGTTCAAGACGTTCTGCCAAGGCGACTTCGAGATCGGCCTGTCCTACTTTGACTGGGACGCGGTGCCCGACTGCAAACGCACGGGCCGGGAACTCAGTTCCGCCGTGATGCTCTTCAAGCCCACGCCCGCCGTGTTCCGTTTGCTCGATGACTGGCAAGCCCAGATGGACAAG